ACGGGGGGCTTTCCAAAAACAGCAAAACCAAAACCAAGACCATGTTCAAAGAACCCTGCCAAGTCATAGCAATCCACAGCCGCCCCTTATTTTTTTGCGGCTTATGGTTCATTACCGTCAGACTAAAAAATGAATACGGCTGGAAATTCGACCGCAAAGCCATGTTTGAAAGCAAAAAAGCAGCTGAAAGCCTAAAAATCGGAGACTACATCATCCCATGACCAGTCGCAACATTGAAAACCTCATAAAAATCGGCACAGTTTCCCAAACCGACCCTGTTGCCAACAGAATCCGCGCACAACACGGCGGTCTCATTACAGACTGGTTGCCATACTTTGTTCCTGCAGCGGGTGGCGTATCAATTTGGCGTTTACCTTCCATCGGCGAAGGTTGCATCATACTTTCTCCCAGCGGAGAACCCGAAAACGGAATTATTATTTGCGGCTTCTCAACCTCCCAACATCCTGCCCCATCCCAAAACCCAGACGAAACCATCATCCTCATGCCTGACGGAGCAGAGTTTAAATACAACCACGCAAAAAGCCATCTGCAAATCAAAGGCATCAAAACTGCCGATATTACCGTCAAAGAAAAAGCCACCGTACACACCAAACACCTGACTATCGACAGTCCCGAGACAGACATCAAAGGCAAACTAAACGTTGTCGGACTGCTTACATATCAGGGCGGCATGGCAGGAAGTGGTGGCGAAGGTGGAGCGGCAGCAGTTATCAAAGGCACAATACGCCAAGAAGAAGGCAGCATCATCAGTAACGGGGTCAACCTAACCACCCACACCCACCAGGGCGACAGCGGCGGCACAACAGGACAGCCTAGATGACCAACGACCAAACAGGACGCAACATCGGCTTAAAAGAACACATTGCCCAATCCATAAAGAACATACTCTTCACTCGCATCGGTAGCCGCCTCATGCGAGAAGACTACGGTAGCCTTCTGCCAGAGCTGATAGACATGCCGATGACCCAGACCGTTATAGCACTCTGCCATCAGGCTGCCGTCACTGCCATAGCGGCATGGGAACCGCGCATTACCGTCCGCAGCATACACTTTGACCCTACCGCCGCCGCCAACGGACAACTAGCCATTACCATAGTCACAACCCTGACCGACGGCACAGAACAAACATTCCAAATACAATAACGCAGAAACATGGCAGAAATTGACCTAACCCGCCTACCAGCCCCCAAAGTCATCGAAGAACTCGACTTTGAGACCATATTTGAGCGCAAAAAAGCGAACCTCATCGCCCTCGTCCCGGCTGGCATACGTCCAACCATTGCAGCCACCTTGAAACTCGAATCAGAGCCACTGACCATCGACCTTCAACAACAGGCATATCAAGAAATCATCCTGCGTCAACGCATAAACCAAGCAGCTGCAGCAACACTTTTAGCCTTCGCGCAAGGAAGTGATCTTGACCACCTTGCCGCAGCCAAAGGCATAGAGCGGAAAACCATCATCTCTGCCGATCCAACCACCAATCCCCCTACAGAAGCCGTTTACGAAACCGACGATGACCTCCGCCGGCGCGTCCAGTTATATCCAGAGAAACTCGCAGCGGCAGGGCCTCGTGCAGCATACGAAGCCCATGCCCTTGATGCCGCCCCCGATATTACCGATGCCCGCGCCGTCAGAGTGTCTCCAGGAACAGTCGCTGTTTATATCCAAACATCCAGCAACCAAGGCATACCTAGTGGCCGTACCCTTGAAACCGTCAATGCCTATCTTAGCGACGAAAGCCGCCGCCCACTCTGCGATACCGTAACCGTCCACGCCGGCACCCCGAAAGAAATACGCATATCCGCCCGTATTACCTATGAAGACGGCCCAGACAAAGAAATCGTCAAAGCCCGCCAGCTTCAAGACCTCAATCAAATGCTAGAGCAGCATAAAAGACTCGGCGCACAAATTGCCTTGTCAAAAATCATTGGCGCACTTGATACAGATGGCGTCAAAAAAGTAGAGCTGACAGAGCCAAGACAAGACATCCTGTGTACAGACGGCGAATTTATAAAAATTACAGAAACCATTCTGACAGAAGCCTAAGCCATGCCGACAGTCATCCCAACCAACAACACCGACCTCCTGCAAGCCCTTGCACGCCTGACATCGCAAGAACTGGCAACTGTCTTCGACCTCGCAGTCATTACCAAAAGCCGCATTCCCGACAGTTGCCCTCCAGAATTCATACCATGGCTTGCATGGGAACGCTCCATAGGCAGTGATGAAGGCTGGAATATTACCGACACCGAAATCGCACGCCGAAAACTGATAGAAAACTATATTCAAAAGCATCAGCACAAAGGGACCCCATCCGTTATCCGGCGCCTTTTCCGTGACCTAGGATACGGAGAAATACAAATCATCGAAAATACCGCCAATCTTTACTGGAACGGAAACGCCGTCTTTGACGGCACACACCTATTCGGAGGCAGCAACGGAGAATGGGCGAAATACAGCATTAAATTAAGCCGCCCGGTTACCAATAATGAAGCCCAAAAACTTCGAGAATGGTTGGAACGAATTGTCCCTCTCCGTTGCGAACTGCACAGCCTCGACTACCGGGACCACCCTATCTATTGGAACGGAGAAATCACATTCGACGGTAGTTACAACTTCGGCATAGCCTGACCCTAAAGGATAAAAAATGGCCAACGCAAAAGAACTCAACCAATACACCCAAAACGTCCGCCTCATCGAACCAGGCGACCGCGTTATAGGCGGCACTGATGCCCCAATCAATCAACCCCTGCAAGCACTAGCTAACCGCACCTTATACCTTAAAACCCAAGTCGAATCCAAGATTGGCAATAAAGGTACGCAAGTTATAGAAGGTCAGCTCAACATTCAAACCAACGCATGGGAAAAAATCCGTTTTACCAATGGCGACGGCAGCTACTGGCGTTTTGAGACCGCCCCCGTATCTGAAGGAGAAAACGGCGCACGCTTCAATTATGTTTTTACATCGGGAAGTCGAGAAATCGGGCGCGTACACTTCCCGCGCGTATCCGGATCGGAAAGCGTCGCCTATCAAAGTTGGGTCGAAGCCAATGCCGCCCGACTTGCTACTGACAAAATGAATGTCGCCACCACCAACTACTATGCAGACCAGTCCGGAGGCTATACCAAAAGCGGATTTTACCGATCCAATGGCCGTCAGCTTGACGGAAATGCCCTGCCAACAATGGAAATCCACATTGCCCATCCGGAAGTAGTGAACGGCGCACACGCCCGCGGTATCGGTTTCTCATACGGCTCGGCGTCCAATCCGTTTCATCTCGTTACCTCTGCTTGGGATGCCAACGGTCGTTATATCGGCATGAGGACCGTCTTGACCGAAGAAAACGGCGTCATGCTATCAAGTGACCAAACCGTCGGCGGTATCAAAACCTTTACATCAAAAGCCGTATTTAATGCGGGATTGTCCGTATCCGGCAATGGAAAATCTGCCGATATCCATACCGGTCCCAAAGATATTTATTTGCGTAATTCCAAGAGCAGCAAATATCTGCAACTTAAAGACGACGGCACATTGACATACAGTGATGTCAAAATCGCCCTTATGTCCGACAAATCAGATGCCGTAAATCTGGACAGTACCGACAATCTTGCCACATCCAAAGCCGTCAAAACCGCCTACGACAACAGTATCCGACGCGGAGGCGCAGTAGGTTTGGGCGGGCAGAATCATCAAATTGCCATCGGTTGGGACACGCCCGGACTGATTGCGCGTGTCGATAACAACGTGATGAATGTAGGCGTCCCCGTTGGTGCCGTCGCCTACTTTGCCCAAGATGTCCCACCATTTGGATGGTTAAAAGCAAACGGCGCGGCAGTATCCCGTACCATCTATGCCAACCTGTTCGCCGCCATCGGCGAACGTTACGGCCGTGGTGACGGACGCACCACTTTCAACTTGCCCGACTTGCGCGGCGAATTTATCCGATCATGGGATGACGGCAGAGCAATTGATAGAAATCGTGTCTTAGGCTCATGGCAGGCGGATGAGTTCCGCAGCCACAGCCACGGCATCGGCGTCAACCGCATGTCCGATACCGACAGGGGTAGCAATCCGTCAACCGTATCGGTTGACACTGTCGGCCAAACCGACCCGGCTGGCGGCATTGAAACCCGTCCTAGAAATATCGCCCTGCTGGCATGCATCAAGGCATAAACCGTTTAGAAAGGTAAAAAAATGACCCAAAACATCCAATGGACAAAACCCGTTTGCCAACTTGACGCCGACCATCTCTACATCGGCCAAACCACAGCCGATCTGGACATCATGGCACGCGACGGCAGCTATTTGATTCCCGCCGGTTGCATCGACACCGACCCGCCTCAAATCAGCGCAGGCAAAGCCGCCCGCTGGAACGGCGAAGGCTGGGACTTCATCGAAGACCATCGCGGCAAAACTGCCTACCGAAAAACTGATCGCGAAGCCGTTATCATCGACCAAATCGGCAGCCTTTCAGACGACCTGACATTTTTAAAACCTTCCTCACGGTTTGACGAATGGGATGGAGAAAAATGGATGGAAAACCAAGACAAAAAAGCACAAATTGAAGTTGAATTTCTAAACGCGTCCAAGGCTGCTTTAATCCGCGCCATCAACCGTCAAGCCCAAAACATTGTTGCCCAAAAATCAGGCATGGACGACCTCCCTGCCTTTGAAGTGCAGAGCTGGCCTATCCAGGCCGCTGAAGCCCGCGCATGGTCGGTAGATAAAAGCGCGGCCACGCCCGTTTTAGATCAAATTGCCCAATCGCGCGGAATAGATGCAGACAAACTCAAAGCCGCCGCCCTGCGCAAAACCGTTGCCTATGAGTCCCTCTGCGCTACCGTTGCAGGCAAACGCCAAGCCATCGAGAAACAAATCGAAGCCGCCCAAAACTTAGACGAACTCAACGTCATCAACACCGAAATCAATATCTGATTTACAAGGCCGCCTGAAAATGAAATCAAACATCAAAGCCTACTTCAAGAATCTTGCCATTGCTGCCGACCAAACAATTAATGCCGTATTTGGCGGCTACCCGGACGAGACCCTGTCCAGCCGCCTCTACCGCAAAGATGTCGAAGCAAACAAAAGTCACTGGACAGCCATCCGAAAAGCAGTTGACGCACTATTTTTCTGGCAGAAGAGCCACTGTCGAGCCGCCTATCTTCGCGAAAAACAAAAAGCCCACTTCCCTGAAAGTCTCAAATGACCATCCAGACAAAAAACCTGACCTTATACAAAGGCGATACCCGTATTTTCAGAATCGGCTTTGACGGTGGAGGCCTGCCATTCGAGCCTAAATCCGCGCAATGGGCAATGACTGTCCGCGGGCAGACAGGCGAAGAGCTGCGCCCCCAAATCAGTGTCAGCGGGCAAGAAATTATTATTACTTTCCCCGCCCACTTGACTCAAAACACCGCATGGACATTAGGCCAATACGACCTACGCGCCGTTTTCGGGGGAATCGTCTGTACCGTCCTGCGCGGAGAAATCTACATTGCTCCCTCCATTACCAACGTCAGCGGCATTATCGGCGAGAGTACCGAACCCGTCCGCGTCAGCATCATGGAGCAGGGGCTAGTCGTCGTATCCCCTGCCGAAAGCACACCAACCGCCGGCGTATCTCCTGAAAAAATACGGGAAATCGTAAAAGAGGTCATTAAAGAAACACAAAACGGCAACGGCACGGAACACATACCGTCAACTAGACCTGAACAACCGGTTGCCCCTACTCCGAATCCAGCTGCATCCACTGACCTGACCGACGAAACACTGGCAGAAGTGTATAAAAAATTAGGAAATAAACAATGACATCAAAATTAGATCAAGCCGTACTGGCAATTACCGATGCAGTAGTGGCGGCAAAAGAAGAATCCGCAAAAGCCAAAAAACTTGCAGAAAATCCAAACGTGACCGCCTCTCTTGACGAAGAAGGCCGTCTGAAACTAAACGACAATACGTCCGACATCCACCTCATTACACCTGCCAAGGTATCAGAAGCGGTAGGCAATGCCTTTGCCGATGTCAAAACACCATCGCTGATTATTACCGAGCAGGCCAAGTTCGAGGGCAAACAAATCGAGGCTGCCGCCAAGATTGCCATTGAAAAAGGCAAGTTCTACATCGAAGATGCCTTGACGCCCGAACTGCGCAAAAAAGTTTACGACGGTTGGTACAAAAACAATCCTTCCAAAAAAGACGCATTGAATATCGTCCGTCTGATTCAGGCATGGTACGACCGTCTGCCGTCTAACGTCTTTATTTCTTCGCGCGGTGGCTTTTTCCCAGTAACGAAGAACACAGGTTACAAGCCGGAATACTACGGCGCGGACGGACGGCAAATTTCCGTCGGCGGCATGATGCTGACAGTCAACGGCCAACAACCCTGTATTACCTTTCATCATTCCGTTTTTAATGTGTACGACTTCTCGTTGGCAGAATTTTGCGTGGAAGAAATGGGGCAGGACGTGTTTCACTTGTGTGACAAATCCGAGGGCAACACCATTTTGCACGGCGGTAAAAGTATTACACGCGCCTATAAGGACTATGGCTACATATCAGGCATGGCCGACCCTGACAAACGCTGGATTCCGCATATCGACGGCTGGACGCGCGAAAAACCGCACATCGGCACGGGTATGGCGCTGAAAGGTACGGCGGAGGCAGGTTTCAATACCACCACACTGTCCCACGATGTTGCCCGTTACATGAACAATTCGGCTGATACATCAGGCGTACAACAACCTGAAGGATATACACGCGAGAAAATCCGCCAACTGCACATTGACGAATCGAGCCAACGCTACCGCAGCGTTGGCGGCTACTGGAATTCAGACGGCCTGTCGCAATTCCCGCAAGATGACGGTACTGTTGCGCCCACATTTGGCCTCTGGCGCGGTGGTCAGGTATGGAGTCGCGGTTACGGTTGGCGACTGTTCGACTGCAGAGGCACAGAAATCCGCTACTTCGACGTACGGGGATTCACTGGCGGCGCAGTAATTGCAGGTTTACATGGTTCTCCGTCTGGAGAGGATGTAGGCGCCGGCGAAGTCGCCAAGGCCTACGAAAAAGGCATGGTTGCCGTCAACACCCGCATCACGGGCGGATACTTTAACCACAACTATACCTGCGGTGTGGAAGCAGTCCGCGTATCAGGCTACGAACTTTGCGGCATCTTCGCACCTGATTCTGTAGTCGGACACCCCGATGCGCATCTAGAACATGTGCGTGGCTGGAATAATTCCATCGTCAGCCTCGATCCGGGTTATCAGCAATGCACATCCCGATACCTGCCAATGGATAACCTATTCATCCACGACAACGTGTTCGGTTTTGGCAAGCGCAAGGTAATGGATATTCATACCGGCAACAACGTCAAAATCGTAAACAACAGTGGCCGTGCCATGTACTACGGCATTTCTACCGTGATCGAAGAAGTATTTGCCGCGACGGATGGACGCGCCTCAAAGATTGCAGACCCGTACAGTTTCTATTACCAAGACAGCAATATCGAAATTACGGGAAATACCATTGTCAGCGGCAATATCGGCATTCATCCGATTAATGGTGCATTGGGAGTGCTTTCCCGCCGCAATCAGAAGAAATGGTGGCTGCGTTGCCGTCAACTGATTAACGACAATACGGTCTATGCCCCGCGCGGTTTGCAATGCAACTACGGGCACAACCACTTTCTGATTGAACGCAACCAGTTTACGTTTGCCCTGCCGTTCGGCGATTTTTACGGCATGCGCTACGTTTCAGGATTTGCCGTTACCAATGGCGGCAGCGGCTACACCACCGCCCCCAAAGTCATCATCACAGGAGGCGGTGCGGAAGCCTTCGGTGCAGAAGGCGAAGCAGTAGTGAAAGACGGAAAAGTTACCGAAATCAAGCTGCGCCGCATCGGCAGCCGCTACGACACACCGCCAACCGTAACCCTCGAAGGAGGCGGTGGTACGGGTGCAACGGCTACCGCAACCGTCAACACATCGACATACGGCATGAGCGTGGGCGCAGAAGCGCGTTACGGCACAATGTTGGCTGCACAAATCCGAGGGAACTATATTCAAAACTCCCCCGACGGCAACTTCATGCGCCAGATGATAATCGGCAAGTTGCGCGGCTCGTCCATTGTCGGCAATCACTGCGATATTACCCCGTACAAGAACGCCGAGCAGGGAAAAACCGAAGTGGGACAACCCTATACAGTTGACACAGTTAAATACCGAAACGGCCTACTAAGTGCAGGTTTCTACCCTATCGGCGAATTAGACAACTGTACCGTTGCCGAAAATTACATGCACAACCAACTGACCGATACAGTAGAAGTATGGACAGGTGCGCGTAACCACAAAAATACACAGACTACTGACTATGCCGCCACCATGATGCAGGCGAAGCTGACAGATTTAGAGGCCGAAATCACTAAACTCAAAGCATCGACAGCAGGCAAAGCGTCAGAGACAGTCACACAGCCGACACCAGAAACGGTAGTACCAAAAGCTGATTCAACAACGCATAAAGCAGAACCTGAACAACCGACCTCCACTGCTAACGAACAGCCTACACCTGCCGCCACAGAAACATCCATTAAATTCACATTTAACGGCCTTGAATCCAGCGCCACCGAAGCCGTTGGCAGCAATAGTGAGGCTCGTCTGACGAGCGTCATCAATGCACTCCGTGCAGGAGAGCCGGAAGGATGGACAGGCGCATTCGGAGAAGAGGGCAACATCCGTTACATGAAGGCACAGGCAGGCGAAAACGGTAGAGGCCACCGCTATATCGAAAGTAGCGGAGTCAGTGCCGCAACCGGTACTCCGACCACAGTTATTATGCCGTTCAAACTTGAAAAAGGAGGCACACCAGGGGCAGCGTTTATCCTGCTGCCGATGACGGGCGAAAGCCCCGCCGTTGGCGGCGTAACCGCCACTCATGGCGAAAACGGTTTTACCCTACGCATGCCGGAAAATGCCACAGTGGATGGCAAAGTCAACCGAGTAGGCAATACCTATGCCTACGGTGAATGGCATATAGCCGTTGTACCTTGGAATACCGCTTTCGACAAAATCCGTATTGGTACCAGCCACGTTGCCAATACAGGCCGTACAGTTCGAATCGGTGCAGGTTTTGAAATCGTACAAGGGGATGTGTCCAAAGCCGCCAATAAAGGCGCGGCATTGATGACAGGATTTGGCATCGCCGCCGCTTAAGACAAACAAAGGCCGTCTGAAAACTTCAGACGGCCTGAAAATCCCACTCAAAACCTCCACCGCTTGCCACCGATAAAAAGCAAAGCAACAATCAGACCATCCCCAAAGAAACGGACAGCCACATGACCGCAAAACGCATGCACGGCGTAACAGCCAACGAATTCACACACGGCGCGCGCCATATTTCCGACATCGCCACCAACATTATCGGTATCGTTGCCACCGCAGACGACGCTGATGACACAGTCTTTCCCGCTACCAAACCCATATTTTCAACATCCGTCTCTGCCCTGATTGATAAAGCAGGCAGCAAAGGAACCTTGGCAAAATCCCTAGACGCAATTGCAGATCAGGCAGATGCCCAAATCGTTGTAGTCCGCGTTCCCGGCTCAACCAAAGCACCGGAGCAGAAAGCAAACGTTATCGCAGGTATCAAAGCCCTGGCGAAAGCTCCCGCACATACCGGTTACAAACCAAAAATCATCGGTGCGCCCGAACTTGACGACGCTGACGTAACCGCCGAGCTGGTTGTAACCGCTAACGCTCTTGAAGGCTTCGTATATGCATCCGCCGGCGGCGCAGAAAATATTCCCGCCCTGACCCAATATAAGAACGGATTTGGGCAAAAAAACCTCATGCTGATTGACAACGAATTCATGACCTTCGGCGCTTCCAAAACCCAAGAAACTGCCGCTACCGTTGCCCGTATCCTCGGCGCACGCGCCATGCTTGACCAAAAAATCGGTCCGCACAAATCCATTTCAAATACCGAAATTCAAGGCGTATCCGCCCTTAAATACCCACGCAGCTTCGGACTTCTGGACATCAACAGCGACGCCAATACCATCAACAACCTCAACATTACCACCCTCATCCGTGAAAACGGCTTCCGCGTTTGGGGCAACCGCACATGTTCTGCAGATCCTGCCTGGGCATTCGAACCGATAGTCCGTGTCTCTTCCGTAATTAAAGAGACCATCGCCGAAAGCTTTCTCTGGGCAATGGACAAACCAATGCACCCGAGCCTTATGATTGACATCATCAACAGCATCAATGCCAAGCTCGCCGAAAAAGTCTATCAAGGCTGGTTATTGGGCGCGCAAGTCTTCATCGACACCAAAAAAATCGAAAAAGAACGCGTAGCCGGCGGTATCTTTGCCTTCGACTACGAATTTACCGTAGCCCCGCCTTTAGAGAATATCGAACTCAACCAACATGTATCAGACCGCTTTATCGTCAACCTGACCGACCGAGTTATCGAATTCGCATCTAACCTCAAACCTACCACCGTCTAAACTACCTTGCCTCCTAATAATTCCCCTCTCCCAACAGAGAGGGGTTAGGGATAGGTACCCCAAACACAAGTAATAAAGGACACCCAAATGCAGCTGCCACGCATCTTGAAAAGTTTTAACGTCTTTACCGACGGACTCAACAAAGACGGCGTCCTCATGACCGTCAAACGCCCGGACATCAAATTCAAAACCGAAGACTACACCCCGGGCGGCGGTATGGGCGAATTTACCGTCATTCATGGCATCGAAAAATTAGAGCTGGAGCTGACCAGCAAAGGTTTTGATCTTGAGCTGTTCAAATCCATCAGCCACAAAATCAATGGCAACCTCTTACGCTATCAAGGCGCATTGCACAAAGAAGACGAAGAAACCTACCAAACACTGGTCGGCGAAGCGCGTGGCCGAATTATCGAAACCACACGCAGCGAAGACAAAGCAGCCGAAGGTGGAGAGCAGACATTCAAATATGCCCTAACCTACTGGAAAGAAACCGTCGATGGAGAAGTCGTTTTTGAAGCAGACCTCATGGCGAACAAACTCATCATCGGCGGCAAAGACGTTCGTGCCGGCATTCGCGCCGCATTAGGCCTCTAAACACATACAACAGGAACAAGTAAATGCAAGAACCAAAAATCAAAATCAACCCAGACGATACCCTGACCGTAACCCTGACCGACGGCAAAGCCTACACTCTGCGCGAACCGCTGGCCAAAGACATGGCAGGCATGGGACAAGACCTCATCAAAATCAAACACACCGAAACTGTTCAAAAGCTCCTCTCAAAAATCAGCACCCCAAAAATCGGCATGGCACAATATGGCGTATTAGGTATGGCAGATGTACAAGCCCTCAATGCCGCTATTGATTTTTTTTCAGCCGCACCTTCGGCGAAAGCAGAGATTCAGGAAGCCTTTGCCGATTTGGGCTATACCCATGCTTCCGATACCGAGCCGGCCAGTTCGCCGACCTTATAAAAGCAGCGCCAGACATCTGGCAGGCTGAAGAAGATGAAGACGTTACTGCGTTTTACCCAATAGACGACGCCCTTGCCCTCTGCACCATTACTTTCAAAGGAGGTATCGGCTGGTTCGCAGGACTAAATCTTTTTACCCTTAACCGCTGGGCAGCCAAAGCCGCCGAAATCCAACGCGCACGCCAAGGAGACGGACAATAAAAAAGGTCGTCTGAAATCAATTCAGACGACCTTTTCAATCGACAAAATAATCAAGGAAGCATCCATACCATAAGGGCAATGACGGCAATAAAAAGCCAAAATAATGCGCCATACCACCAAATGACAGAATCGACTGCATTCAAAACCGAATCCGCCAAGATTTGATTTTTCATTTTACGTTTCATCTTAAAGCTCGAGCCATGACAGACAAGACAATTAATATTATCCTCAAAGCCGCCGACAAAGCAAGCAAAACGTTTGACAGAATTAAAAAAAGTAGTAGCGGGCTGTCGGGCGAATTGGCGAAAAACAAAAAAGAAATGCGCGATCTCGAGCGCGCCCAAACCGCACTGGTAAAAATCGGCAAGGCAGAACAATATTTCAACCGTCTGAATGAGCAAATCATCCGTAATTCTGCCGCCACAAGCCGTCTTACTTCCGAAATCGACAAAACGGGCGTTGCCACAAAAAAACAGGCAGCAGAACTCAAAAAGCTGACCCGTGAAGGCGAAAGGCTGAATAACGAATACGAAAAACAATCCGCGCAGCTAAAACGCTACAAAGACCACATGGAAAAAGTTGGCGTATCCGGACAAAACCTTGAAAAAGAGCAGGCAGAGATTGCCGCCCGAATGCAGAAGACTACTGCCCAAATCGAAAAGCAGTCCACCGCCTTAGAAAAGTTGGAAAAACGACAACAGAGTCGAATCAAGGCCGCCGCCATCGCAGGTATTGCATCGGGTGTCTCATCATGGACAAGTAGCAAGGCTGCCACCATGAGGCAAGGTGCAGGGCATGCCATCAATACAGCCATGTCCGAAGAAGATGCAATGCAGGGACTGATCCGCCAAGTCGGCATCCTCAAAAATACAGACGGCAGTCTAAACCACGCCGAAATCGCTAAAATCCGCGCCGAAGTCCAAAAACTAAGCGGTGAATTGCCCATGGCAACGGTTGAGATCATGAATATGATGACTGCCGGCGCGAAGATGAATATCCCACGCCAAGAGCTTGCAGCCTACGTTACCGAAGCCGTCAAAGCTGCAAATGCCTTTGAAGCAGCAGACCCGGGTGCGCTTGCAGAAGAGCTGGGGCGCATTCGCCAAAACTTCAAATTATCCAAAGAAGCCGCTTCTGAACTAGTCAACGTCATGAACTACCTTGATGACAACGCACTGGTTGCAGGCGACCAGCTCATCAGCTACATGAACGAAGTATCAGGCAGCATGGGTTTGGCGAAAATGAACGAGAAGCATGTAGCGGCTCTAGGCTCCGCCCTTATGTCCGCAGGTGTAGATGCTTCCACCTCTGCCAAAGCGGTCGGCAGCCTCATGACAAGGCTGGGTACCGCACCTGATATGAAACCCGTACGGGAAGCCCTGAAAAGCATAGGTATAGACGCAAAATCCGTTCAAAAAGGCATGGTCGAAGACGCGCAAGGTACGCTTGAAAAAATCATTGCCGCCGTCCAACAAATGCCGAAAGAGCAACAAGCAGGCATTCTCAAAGGCTTAGCAGGCGGCGAATATAACCGCGTATTTGCCCAACTTATCGCTAATACAGAGCTTTGGCGCGAGCAAATCCGCCTTGCCACCTCTCCGGACGCATTAGGCAGCCTCGACAAAGAGTTCGAAATTCGTGTCAACGCCATGTCGTCCAAATGGCAGATGTTCAAAAATAAGCTCTTCAATACCGAATCAGGCTTTGGGCGCAGTATGTTTTCAGGCTTAGAATACGGCATGAATGTCATTTCAGGCTTATTGGATAAGTTCAACGAATGGTCGGCAAAAAATCCAGAGGCCGCCGCCAAACTTGGAAAAATCGCATTTTATGCAACCGCAGCAATGACCGCCTTAGCAGGGCTGGCCGCAGTTATTGCCGCAGTTGCCGTCCCCTTTGCCGCCGCCCGCATTGCCTTTGGCGGATTCGGCATGAGTATTCTTAAAGTATTAGGCATTGCCCTACGTTTCATGACATTAAATCCCATAGGCCTTGCGCTGACTGCCATAATCGGCATCATCTATCTCGTTTACACCAATTGGGATACATTGACTGCCGCCTTCATCAGAGGCTGGGAATGGATTAAAAAAACATTCGCCCAAAACCCCATCCTATACGCACTGACCGGACCGATTGGCGCAATCGTTGCACTGGCCACACACTGGGACCGCATCAAAAACGCCCTCATCACAGGCTGGGGATGGATAAAAAAAACATTCAGCGGCAACAACCCCATATCCTACGCCCTCTCCGCCGCACTAGGCCCAATCGGTATCCTCATCAAAAACTTCCAAATCCTCAAAACCGTCGCTACTAGCGCATGGGAATGGATGAAAAAAGCCTTTTCCACCAAACCGACCGCGCCGGGAGGCAGCGCAGCCGGTTATGGCGTAGGCGCATACATTCCCAACAAAGGATATTCTACAGGTGGTTACACAGGGGCGGGCGGTGTCAACCAAGCGGCCGGTATCGTGCATAAAGGCGAGGTTGTCTTCAATCAACAAGATGTAGCCCGCTTCGGAGGATGGCGTGTTCTGGAAAAAATCCGCAAAGCAGGCTTGGGCGCATTGCAGAGCATTATCCCCGCCGCAGCTGAAGAACCGCGCCCTTCCCTTGTCGGAGCAGTTCCCATATCGGCAGGGGTCAATCACACAAACGCAGGTGGTATGACCGTCAACATTACCATCAACGGCGGTAGCCAAAGCCCTGCCGACATCGCCCGCGAAGTTGCCCGTCAGATTAAGCAGATTGCAGACCAAGCCGCACGTCGTGCCCGTAGCGCATTTTCAGATGACTGACACCAAAAAAGGACACTACCATGCTTGCCACATTAGGATTCTTCCCCTTTCTCATCCGCACCATCCCCTTTCAAACCATCAACCGCCAAAGCGGCTGGAAGCACCCAAATCAATCCACCGTCGGCGGCGGTATTAATCCCACCCAATACCTAGGGCCGGAAACTGACACCCTGACCCTGTCAGCCGAAATGAGGCCGGAAATCACAGGGGGAGACACCTCCCTGGCCATGCTCCACCTCATGGCAGAGCGTGGAAAACCATACAATCTCATCCTCGGCACAGGTCAAATAATGGGCGCATACGTCATCACATCCATCAAAGAAGACAGAAGCCAACTCATGCACGATGGCAAAGCCCGTTCCATCAGCTTCAGCATAGAATTAAAAAAAGTATCCGACAGCCCGCTGGGACTAAAAGGCAAAGTCCTTCAGCTTGGCGTATCCATCGCCCGCAGCATTGCAGGAATCTGACATGACCGCACTTACCCAAATCAAAGACCAAGCCGTCAAAATCTTCAACGCCATTACCGACACCGGCGGCAACCATCTAACCCCAGTCGCCAAGCTGTCCATAAACGGCAAGCCGTTCAATACCGACGCTCTCTCCCGCATCATCTCCATCAGCCTGACCGACAAAAGCGGCTTCGAGGCGGACGAGCTGACCGTCAGCCTGTCCGACCACGACGGCAAGCTCGCCCTGCCCCCGAAGTCTGCCGAGATAACCATCGCCCTGGGCTACATCGAAACAGGCATTGTCGATAAAGGCAGCTACAAAATAACCGAAGTAAGCTGGAGCGGCGCACCCGATACCCTGTACATCACCGCCCAATCCGCCGACACATCCGACCGATTTTCAGAGGCAAAAGAAAAAAGCTGGCACAAAACCAGCCTGAAAGAAATCATCGAATCCATTGCCGCCGCCAACGGCTACACCCCAATCATCGGCAAAGCCTACCAAGACGAAAAAATAGACCACATCGACCAGAGCAACGAATCCGACGCCGCCTTCTTGTCGCGCCTTGCCGAACGCTACGACGCCATCGCAACAGTCAAACACGGCCGCCTCCTGTTTGTTTCATCAGGCGAAGCCACAACCGCCGGCGGGCAGCCGTTGCCTACAATCAGGATTACCCGCAACAGCGGTGACCAATATGCATTCAGATACAGCAATACCGAAAGCTACAACGCCGTCCGCGCCTACTACATCGACAAACAGACAGGTAAAAAGCACGAAGTCGTCATTACCGAAGACAACTACGACCCCGTCAAAAAAACCGTTACCACCACCAAAAAATACAAGACCAAGCGCAAAGACGGCAAAACCCACAAAACCACCACCAAAGAAGTAACCGAAATCAAACAGGTGGATACTGCCGGCAAAAAAATCAAAACCCTGCGCCATACCTACCAAAGCCCCAAAACCGCCGCCACCGGCGCGCCCCCCCCGCCCCCGCCCCCAGAAAAAAAAACAAACCCCCCCCCCCCCGGCGCGCGCGCCGCGTACAAAAAACTAAAACGCGGCGCAATGGAATTCGATATTTCCCTAGCCATCGGCCGCCCCGACGTCGCCCCCGAAAGCCCCGTAACCCTACAAGGATTCAAGCCCGAAATCGACGCAGAGAAATGGGTCGGAAAAGAAACCGTCCACACCCTCGACAGCAACGGACTGACGACTGCCGTCAAACTCCAAAGCCTGATCGACGTACCGATTGTCCTCTACGAAGGCGAAGTCAGCCCAAACTTTGCCGCCGCAGTTTCCAAACCCTGACCAAAACAAAAGGTCGTCTGAAAAAATCAGACGACCTTGTTTATCCATAGCCAACATCAAGACGGCACATCCTTAATCTGCTCGTCAATCAGCTTCTTCAGCTCATAGCGTTTATCATCCGCCACAATCAGGCGTGTCAATTCATCATTGGCAAACAGAAGAACCTTCATACTCTTATGCGACGTGCGTAGAGCCTCCAGCCTGACCGTAGAAGCGATTTTATGGCTGGCCGCAATAATACCAAGCTCTGCCAGACCGCTGCTGGATTCGATTTTGGACACAAACGCCAAAAAATCATTCTTATCGACAGGTGCTGAAGGGCGGTTTTTTGCCTCCACAAAAATATACTTGCCGAATTTAGCTAAAAACGCATCATCAATATCATTGCGTAAAATCAAATCCACTTCCGAAGTCGCATCCGTTACCCGTTTCCGAATAAACTGAAAACCGATCTGTCCGAAAAGATTGACAAGGAAGTCCTCAAACAACACACCCTTGCGGAACGGGTCCTTTTCATTTTTGGCAGAACTGTACGCATTCAGCAACATCTTACTGTTTTCCGAAAACTCACCGTCCCGTTTTTCAAAATAACCGGCAACCGTCCGTTCCAATTCCGGCACCCATTCCGCCATCGATTTTTTCTCAGACACCGCCAACACGCAGCCCGAAGTCATCAGGTCCTGCATCGCCGTTAAAAACTCCGGCAGCCATGCCGACACGATAATAACCTTCGCCAGAGGATTGTTTTCCAAGATACGGCGGCATATTTCCAAGCCGTTGAACGGATAATCATCCATCCGCAAATCCACAATCGCCAGCGAGCAGAAGCGGTCGGAAACCGCCTGCATAATCTCATGTTCGCCACTCAAAGGCTCGAACACATATCCATTCCCGCCCATACGCTCATTAAGCTGTTTTGCCAGCCCGTCGGCCTGAATCTTTTCATCATCGATAACAAAAATATGCTTATACATCGTCCAATCCTATAAAAGGCAGGGTAATCAGGAAACGCTTCGAATATTCCGCCCTGTCTGACGGCACACATTCAACCGTTCCCTTCAACAATTCACAAATATAACGTGCATGGTAAAGTCCGATGCCGCTACCTTCCGTAGTAGAGTATCCATAATCGAAGATTTTGTCGAGACAGATTTGCTCAACAGCTGCGCCCGTATCGTAAACCGAAAAGAAAAGCTCATGGTTTTCCTGGTCGATGTCGACCGTAAACAACACCTCGCGCCGCTCGAAATCCCGCAAATGGCGGCAGGCATTAATAATCAGATTACTGAATACCTGAAGCAACGAATGGAAAGGATATTTAGTCCGCAAATCGATGTCTTCCAGCAATTCCTTCGTGAACAAAACCCCGTTTCCCTCCAGCATCGAACGAGTCAAAGCCTCCGTCGCGCCAATCAGGCTGTTGACCTTGAAAATCCCGTCCTGCCCGTGCGGCACAAGCTGCGCAAAATTGCCCATTACCTCCCGAATCATGTCCAACTGTACCCGCAGGCTTTCCAAATGCCCATCAGTAATCTCTTCTGCCCCATAGCTTGTCAAGATGACATCCATGTTTTGAATACAGTTTTTCATATCATGACCGAGGAAGTTAGACAGTGCGGCAATATGCAGATTATGCGCTTCCTCCGTCGCCGCCATATTCCGTTGCAGTATCTCGATAAGAAGCGTATTGCTGTCTATCGTCTTCTGCAAAGCATCCAATTCTTTTTTGATTGCCCGCCGCCCGTTTCCCGTCTGTTTTGCAGGTTTACGGTACTTCGGCAGCGGAAACGTACCTTTTGAATCCGTCACCACGCTTTCTCCCCAAAAACAGCAAACAATCTTTCCAGTATTTTTAACTGGTTCGTTTCTTCATCCGTAACCTTCCTGTCTGCTTTCGCGACATTGCGCGCATATTCCAGCACTGAATCGCGCCAATCGGGGAAACGCTGGTTAATAGCGCGGATGGCAAAAGAAAAATCCATAGAATCCGGCACAGACCAAGACTTCATAACGCTAAGCGAATAAGCGAGGAAATCATCGCCCATTTCCGATTTGTCCGTCAGCCATTGCGCGATATAACGCTGTTCAGACGGCGCATATTTCCCGTCGCAGTACGCGATATAAACCAACACATCCACAATCGGCTTCATCTCCCGAATAAAAAAATCCATCTGCCGTTCGGGAGCCTCTTCATACCGTTCCTGCAAACGCCGTCTGAAAAGCGAAGGTTCAACAACTTCACCGGTTTCCAAATCCACCAGTCCCATAATCGACTGATATTTAAACGTCCTGACCATTTTCCGCTCATGGCAAAACGCCTGCACATAACCGTCTGAAAGATTGGTAACAAACTTGCGGACATCGATAACCCGTCTGCTTCCGATTCCTTCAGTATTGACATATTCAATTTCAAAACTACCGCCGACAGGCAGCAGTACAGGTTTATCTTTCATCGTAAAGCCATTCTTTTTTAACCATGTTATGAAGAGATAATTCAGACGGTGTCAGTTTCTGTTTGCCCGCGTCGTTCCGCCCGTAGACTAATATCGCGCCCGAACAGGCTGCCCAATGGAGGCGGCGTTCAAAATCAAGGTTTCGGGCAGCAGCGAGTGCGGCTTTAAAATCTTTCCGAATCAGACCGCCTAAAAATTCCTGCCCGAATTTGAGCAACAATTTTTCAGGTTTGTCTGCGGCAGTTTGGAATTCGCCTTTATTTTTGTCTGATTCAGCCCCTGCTTCCGCCTCTTCGTCATCTGTTACCGACAAATCAACCCCGTTCAGAGCGAGTGCTGATTTAATAATTTGGTTGTATCTCAAATTCCGCGTCCGCGTTACCGGTTCAATATCGACCAGTGCCAGCAGTGCCAGCACAGCATCGATATTCTCTTGCACGGTCTGCTTCAATTGAATTTGCCGTGAGTGCAGTTCTTGCAAGTCCAATTTCACACCGTCTTGCCTGTCAGCCTGTTGACCACTTTGTTTTCCCATATTGCACTTCCCTAATAAACAAAATCACTAAATATCCAAAAAAACCAACGGCCGCACCTTCCAAAACTTACCGTGAATTGAGCCGATTCACAAAATTCAAATCAAAATCCCGACAAATGCCATGCGCCGCGGACTTTGCCGCAGATGGTTAATTTTTCCAGTCCATCGCCTTCGATGGTTTCCGTTCTGTATAACGGGTTGTCGCTGATGACCAGCAGGCCGCCGCCAACGGAGGCTTGCAGACGTTTGGCTTTTAGGCCGTCTGCGAAGGACAGGAGGTAAATGCCCTCTCCTTCGAATGAGTGGACGGAGGTATCGACAAACAACACGTCTCCGTCCTCGATGGTGCCTTGCATAGAATCGCCGCGTGCCGTGATGACTTGGATACGGGATAGGTTGCCGCCGAGTTTTTCGCGCGCCCAAGCTTTATCGACATGGACGAAATCGACCACCTCCACTGCTTCATTGTTGATGTAGCCGTCTCCAAGCGCGGCAACCACGTCCAGCCGCTCAAAACGTACGCGGTCGTCAGCGAGGCTGTCTGAATCTTCAGACAGTACTTTTGTTTGGGAGACTTCCTGATAAGGCAAAGGGAATCCTGAAATTTTAGATATTTTTACCATCGTTTCAAAAGTTGGCTTGTTTCGTCCTTTTTCTATTGCATTAACGCTGGCTTTAGTTGAGAAGCCAAGCTCAAGTGCAAAGTCCTCTTGAGTCATCCCAGCTGCTTTTCTTGCCTCAGTAGCCCATTTTGCCAAATCGTAAGTCATAAAATTCTCCATGTTTTCAGCATTGTAAATTTTAAATAGACAAAAAACGGCTACTAAAAGTTTACTTTTAAGGTTATTTAAAATATACTTTCTCAAAATTAAGGAGATGTTATGAATTACCTAGAAAAAGCAATCAAAGCTGCTGGCGGTCAAGCAGCATTAGCCGAAAAACTTGGAAAAAAACGTTCCACTGTAAATAGTTGGGTAAAGGGTCGCAATAAAATACCAGCTGAAATTGCAGTTGAAATTGAGAAGCTTGGGTATGGAGTTCGGCGGGAAGATTTAAGACCAGACGTATTTTTATAATTTACTTTTGAAAGACTGAATAATTTCAGACGGCGTAACCAGCTAAATAAGGAGCAGAAAAATGAAATCAAATTTAAACATCAAAGAAGCAGCAGCCTGCGCACAACGCGCCTATATCCGCACTAAAAAAGACCGCAAATACGGTTGCTTGTTCAATGACGACCTGCGAGAGCTGAGAAACCTTGCCGCTGAATTGGCAAGAATGCCTGACCGCCCCGTCGAAGAAATCGCTGTCCGCGTTCAGGCATTGGAAATGCAGTTGCGCTATATCAACCGCCTCAAATACGGCAAAAACCTGCACATCATCAAGTGGGATGAAGAAATCAGGTCTGAGTTTGCAGTATTGTCAAAAACACTTAATCGCTAGAAACCTCAAATATTCCTTTTGGCTGCTGTGCTTCAAGTTTGCTCTTGATGGCTTCGGCAATGTGGAACATACGGTCAACATATGCATCATCACTTGCATAACGGCTGGCGTGAGGAGCAGTCAAGGTAGCTGCAAGTTGTAAAACTTCAAATTCGGAAAGTCTCATTTTAATTACTCCGTTTATGGTTACTGGAAATGACATTGTAACGGGGTTATGACAAAGCGGATAGACGTTTGACCCGCCGGACAGTCGGCATCAACCCAAAAAGGAAACGTCATGTGTCAAAACTGTATTCACAAAATCGAAGGCAGACTGTCTCTCAAACAACACGTCCACGCCGAACCCTGCCCCAAAACAAGCGCGCCGGAAGAACTAGCCACTGCCGCCGTCGAGGTCAAATTTTTCGGCGAAGAGCTTGACCTGATGGAATCGGCGGCCTGCGCGGCGAATAAGTCATTGAGCGAATTTGCCGCCGAAGCTGCCTTGGAATATGCGGAAATGTATCTGCGTGCCTTTGAAGACGCATCGGCAGACCTGAAACGGAGAAATGAAAATGGCGCAGCGCAACATCAGTAAGGCGGAACACGGAAATATGCGGGTACAGATTACCTGCCCTTGCTGCGGCAGCCGCTGCAAGGTAACGGCGAGTCGGAAGATGACAGACCGCCTCCGTTATAGCTCGATTCAATGCCTGAATGCTTCGTGCGGCTGGTCGGGCGTGGCATCGACGGAAGTCATCAAAACCATTTCCCCGCCCAGCCCGCTGCATCAAAACCCCGCCTTGGTGCCGCCGCAGATGACGGCAGACGAAATCATCGAACAACACGGCGGCAGCAGTCAGAAAAATTTGTTGTAAAGGGAAAGAAAAATGAACAGCGAAATCGTCCCGACGTGGAAGTCGGTACCGCAGCGGGTTCGCTTTTTTAGAACCAAAGCCCAAGCCCGCGCCATGTGGAATATCGGCAAAAAGCTGGCAAGCAGTAAAACCGAAAACGCAAAAATCATGAACGGCTTGGAGCGCGACGCGCTCTTGGAACGAAATACAGGCCGTCAGCCGTTGGCGGCTTACAACGATGCCGAAGTCGTCAGAAGTTGGCTGGTTACACCGGAGCAAAGCAAGGCTCTGGAAGATAGCCAGCGGTTGATAAAGGAAATCGCCCGACTGGGCAATATGTTGAATCAGCAAAACGTAGTGTACAGCTTGGGCTTGCCGGTTCTCCAGCTTTCCGAAGCCGCCAGACAGCTTGAAGGCATAGACGAAAAAATAGCCCGCGCGGTATATGCCGGCAGAAAAATGAAAGTAAACCCAGTTTCAGACGACCTTAAGGCTGCCTGAACCCGACCAAACAAGGAAACATCATGAAAATCAAAATCCGCTACATCATCCTCGCCCTGATGCTCGCCGCATCTTATTTTATGCTTGGTTCGACCCACGGAAACATTGCGGAACAGCCGCAAACGCTGCCCGCAACTGACCCAGTCTGCGTTTACGAATCGCCGACATTCGACCATATGGGCGGAGACGCTGAAATCCCGCATGAGGTGGGGCAATGAGTATCTTCGCAGTCATCGGCATTGTTTTTATCGCCGCGCTCGGCGTTTGGCTCTATGTGGACTACAAAATCGAGCAGAAAAAGCTGGACGCGGAAATCGAAGAAAGAATTCAGGATTATTTTAAGCATTGAGATGAAACCATGCAGATATATGAAACCGACCAGTACATATGGTGCGATACCGGTAATCGACTGATGGTATCCGAACCTGAATGTTCAGACCGAATGATCGAAGAATTTGATATTGAGTTGGGCGAAGTCGGAAGTATCCGATTTCGCCACCTGGCAACAATTAGAGGCCGCCGGATATATCAAGCAGTTTCACTAAATCCGCGCCCTTGTCCAAAGCGAACTCAATCAATCGGGACGATAACCGCTTTAAACCCTCCTCCGGCAGAGAGCGAATAATTTTAAGCAGTGTTTCTTTTTGACCGGTCGGAATGTCGGCCTTGTCTATTTTCAGGGCGACCAGTTCCCGCAGGGTTTCCGCATCCAGTCTGACCGTAACTACCCCTAAAACCGCAGAAAGACCGCCGTCTTCGGCAAGGAAATCAAAAGCCTTTTCGGTCGGTTTCACATAATCGATGGAATACGCCCCGCTTAAGAAGCGGGTAAGTTTGAAGCTGACCAGTCCGTGCATTTCCAAATACATCAGATTGCCGTCTGTTTCATCCTCGCCGTATTCAGCACGCAAGGTATGAAGGAAATTTGGTGGCGGGTCTTTGGGGAAGCATTCTGTCAGGACAGACAATATTTTTCTTTGAAGTTCGCGATTGAGCTTCATTTCAAGTCTCCGGGAAGGTTGTTTAGGAGCTTCCATTCTAACGGAGCAAAGACAAAGCGGACAGACGCTTGACCACCTGGACAGACAGGTATTTCAGACGACCTTTTCACTTAGGACAAATCATGGGCATATCAATTCAAACAGCAAATGCAAAGGCGGCGCAGCAAGACTACGCCGCCCAAGCCTTTTTGCTGATTCCGCCTGTGTTGCGCGAAGGATTTGAAAGCCTGAAACCTGCCGAGGCATCAAAAGCGCGTTCGTTCTTTACCGATTTAGTCGTCCGTCAATTGGACGGCGGCATTCAGCCTGCCGCTGCGCGTGTTCGCGCCGAAGATGGTCTGAAAACCCTGCTCGACAATCTGACCATTTTGCCGCCTGCCGTCCGTTCGGCAGGTTTGGATGCTTCGGACGACGACATCCGCGTCCTTGCTGATAGCGCAGCCAAGGACATCTATTTTAAAAAACGTATCGGCTGGAGCCTCGCCGGTCTGATCCACTATGTCGCCGCCGAATACGGCATCGATACCCAAAAAGTATTCAAGGACAAAATCCCCGAAGCCATCGAAGCCCGCCTGCAAGCCCCTAAATTCTGGCGTCGCCAGCTTCGCCGCATTTTCGCGCGCGCTGCCGAACGCTACCGCCGCGAGGCGGGCTTTGTATCCCGCAAAACAGGGCTTTATGCCTCTGATGAAGCGGTTTTCCGCCGCTTGTCTCAAAAGCGTCGCAATCTTGCCATGTTGCAAACCATGATTGCCATCAATGAGCTGGGGCAAGAGTTCACGCTTGAGGCCTTGTCTGAAGTCTCTGTATCCAATCCCGCCCTGCGTCGCGCCGAATTGATGGTGCGTATTCGCGGCTTCGAGGAAATCGCCCGTCTGAAAAACCACGTCGGCGAATTTTTTACGATTACCTGCCCTTCCCGCATGCACCGTATGCACCACTTCGGCAAGCCAAACGAGAAATTCAGCGGCGAAACGCCGACGCAGGCGCAGGAATACTTAAATAAAGTATGGGCGCGTGTCTGTGCGGAATTAGGCCGTCTGAAAATCAAAATCTACGGTTTCCGCGTTGCTGAGCCGCATCATGACGGTACGCCGCACTGGCACGGCCTTGTCTTCATGGAAGAGCAACACCGCCTTACCTTCCGCCGCGTCGTGGCAAAACACGCTTGCCGAGAAAACCGCGAAGAGCTGGGTTTGAAATACTTGGCGACTGCAAAAGCAGCGGACGCGGAAGCCCGCCGAATCCAAGCAAAAATCCGTGAAAAACAAGGAAGCGCGCCTACGCTCGCCGCCATTCGCGCCGGTCTGAAAACCGAGGCGAAATTCTGGGAATCCAAATATTTTAAATTTTGGAAGCAAAGCCCCGCCTCTGCCCGCGTTGACTTTGAAGCCATCAACTGGGCGCGTGGCTCGGCTGCCGGTTATATCGCCAAATATATCGCCAAAAACATCGACGGCAAAAGTCAAAGCGGTGAAGGATTGGGCGTTGACTATGAGTCTGACACACTGTTGAGCATGGCGGAAACCGTCGTCCGCGTGGACGCATGGGCAAGTCATCACGGTATCCGCCAGTTCCAGCAAATCGGCGGCTGCCCCGTTACCATCTGGCGCGAACTGCGCCGAATCAACCCCGACGCTTCAGACGACCTTTTAATGCTCGCCCAACAGGCTGCCGACATGGGCGACTGGATGCGTTTTACCGTCCTTTTGGGCGGCGAATCCGTATCGCGCAAAAACGTCCGTCTCGGACTGTACCGCGAAGAGGCGAAAGAGCCGAACTGCTACGGCGAAATACCTGCCGACCGCATCGTCGGCGTTTACGAAAAAGCCACCGGGCGCGTCGAAATTTCGCGCGTCCATTCGTGGGTTTTGAAAAAAAACGGCGGCACCGCCGCCGCCTGGACTTGTGTCAATAACTCTACGAAAATGAAATTCGACCCCGAATCTGCACAAAATTTAATCAATCGCCCAGCAGCGGCAACCCTGGCCGACCTAGAAAAAACCGAGCCTGTAGAATGGCTTATTTGGAAACACGGATTTTCGGTGCAAACCGCCGTTGATTTAGTTCAGACAGGTTTAAGTCCTGAATTGGCGAAAGAATATAAAAAAGACATGCTCGATTTAGACAATATCGAAGAGCTGAGATACATGAGCCGTGAAACCCGCGAACAAATCGAAAAAGCAGCGAAAGATAATGCCTTCCGTGGCGAATCCGCCCGCGAAAAACAACGAAACTACCGCGAATATATCCGCAGTATTGAAAAACTACGCCGTCCGCTCGTCAGCGGACTGACTCCGCAAGAACCTATTTTTGACTTCGCCGCCATCAAGGCCGCAAACGAAGCCAATGTCCGGGCCAAAACCGTCCGCTACACCAAGCCGCAGTACGACACCGTTGAAAGCGCCATCGAATCTGCCCGCGCCGCCATTAAAGCGTCGCAGGCGATGAATGACAAATTGATTAACCGAAACTGACCAACAGGAAAGGAACAAAAATGGGTGAATACATCACGTTGGATGAAGTGAAAAAACTATGGACAATACCGGGCAAAAAGCCGCCGTCCACGACAACCATTTGGGCGCGCCGCCGGGCGGGGCTGATACCGCAGCCGAAGCTGCTAGGGCGGGACAACCTCTATAAGAAGGATGATGTTATCAGAATGAGGGATGAGTACTTCGCCAAATAAAAAAGGCCGTCTGAAAAGTTTCAGACGGCCTTATCCTATTTCTCCACCTTGGCCGTTGCCAAAGTGTACGGCTTAAATTTAAAAACCTCCGCGCCGAATGCGTCGTTTGCTTCGAGAAACGCCGCCTGTATCGGCTCGATTTCATTCGCGGCGAATACTTCCGCCGCCGTCCGGGCATCACCCAAGCCGCCAGCCGCCGTCGGGACGACCCCCATCAATGAAGGAGGCACGCGGTGTATTGTCAGCATATCTTGAGAGGTTACTCCTTTAATATTTAAAAATTCATCCTTGGCGGCGACCTCTGAAATCGGAATCAATTTGATACCTTCAGGTTTACCGTCAGGCGAGCGCAAAAAGACATTGCGGAAATTGCCTTCGCGTTGCGCTTTTTTAAATTGGTCCTTGAGATTATTCCAGTCATCGTTATTCATATTGTTGTCGGTTGCGTACACGATAAAGCCTGCATGGCTGCCGTTGTCGTAGTAGCGCCGTCTGAATGTCGTGGCCGAGTGGTTAAGCTCTACCGAACTTAAACCCGCTAAATAATCGGGGATGCCGTAAATCTCCTGCACCAAATCCGGTTGCATCAAATGAATAATATCCGATTTCGGGATAAAGTCCGCAGTCTCAAAAACATGGTCGCGCAGGTAGAAATAGCCGTCTTTGTCGTATTTTTTCGAAGAGCGGCGCATATAGACGGACAGTCGGTTTTTAAATCCCAAGACCTTGCCGAATCGGTTACGCTCCGCCGCCAGATAGCCGTTGCCGGTGACTAGGAAATTAAATGCCAGCTTTTTAAATTCGGCGCGGCTCAAAAGCTTGGTTGGTTCGAATGTGGAAGTTAGGACGTTCAGTTTGCAATGCAGCGCAGACGAATGATGTACACCTACTCGGAGTAAACCAATCAAGTCCTCCTGATTGACGGGCAGTTCATAATAATGGCCGTTGTCGGCGCATTCCCACGCCGCGCCGAGCCAAGACAAACGCTCATCGTAGCCCCAACTGAAAATCTCTAAATCTGTGCGTGGTTCATTGCCTGTCGAATTTAAATCAGACATAAAAATCCTTTAACTATCAATCTCAAATCGTCCGCTGACAACATTGTCCAGCGGCTCTTGATAAAACAACATCATCGCTGCCCAAGCCAAGTCGCCATGACTGGCGGCTTTGCTGCGCGTCGATTCGTAAGTGATGTTTCGTCCGCTGGCGGTAATTGCGCGGCGGACGGACATAAACGCCATCTGCAAATCAATTTTGCCCGCGTCCCACTCGATACGTTTGTTTTTGAGCAGATTCTGCGTTTTTAAAACCATCATCCCTTTAATGTCGGGCGTGTAGGTCATGCCGATGGCGGGCGGGTAGAATTTTTTAACAAGGTCGTACACCGCCGCGCCGATACCGTTTGCGTCGATGACGATTTTGGTAACGTTGAATTTCTCCGTCATGCCGCGAATGATTTTGGCCTGTGATTCGAAATCCGCCCCATTAATCATGTGCGTTTCTAAAATTCGGAATGGTTCGCCGTTGCGTTGCGGCGGGACGGCGACCACCAAGCCGGACGCGTCGCCGGTATAGCTCGGGTCGTAGCCTATCCATACGGGGATATTCCCAGCGGGACGCATCATGTCAGGTTTGTACCAAGTCCAATCCCACGATTCGACGCAGCAGGCCTGAAGGTCGGCAAAATGAAACACGCCCTCGCCGTCTGGGACGAATTGACACTCAAATAGCTGCGCAAACTTGTCGGGCGAGTTGCGCTGGCGCAGATAATCAATATCGAAGAGGTTGCAGCCCGACTCCTGCGCATCATGAATCGTAACGATTTGCCGCCATTGCGCGTCGGCATCCTGACGACCGTGTTTTAAAGCGGCATGGCTCAAATCGAGCTTGATATGTTCGCTTCGAGGACGGCCTTCGTTAAACATCGCGCCCGACCAAAAACCATAGGCTGGGTGGCCTTCGGATGATGGCGTGGAGAAATAGGTCGTCTTCAGGTGCTTTTGACTCGCCATCGGCTCAGCGAGCGTTTGCAACCGCTCGAAATCGGGAATCCAGAAGTATTCGTCGACGTACAAGTTACCGTTGCGACCTTGTGCCGTCCGTGAATTGGTGCCTAAAAAATGCAGTTCCGCGCCATTGTGCAAAGAAATCACATCCCCGCCTTTAAGCTCGACATCGACCATCTTGCAGAGGTTGAGGATGTATTGTTTGAACTGATAGGCCTGCGCGCGGGACGCAGACAGGAAAATGGAGTTGATGCCCGTTTTTAAGCTGGTCAGGAAGGCTTCGCGGGCAAAATAGAAAGTCGCGCCGATTTGGCGGCTTTTTAAGATATTTCGAAAACGGTGCGTCCGATAAATCTCGCCCCAATACCGCTGATAATCGAAACACTGCTCTTCAAAAATCTCTACCATGCGCTGCTGCTGCTCGGGCGCGATATAGTTTTTCGGCGGTTTTTCGACGGAGCGGGTGCGGCCGCGTTCGGTGCGCTCCGTACGTTCACGCGGTGGGCGGTCTATGGTCGGCACGCTGTCAAAAGGAGGCTTGTCTGCACCGTCAAATCGGTTGTTTTTCGGCGTTTCCGATTTTTCAGACGGCCTTTTGCCTTCGCCGCCCATTAATGCGGAAAGTTGGCGCATTTCTTTGTAAACACCGTCTGATTTGTTCGGCAGGTTGACGAGTTGGATCAGGCGCGCTTCAATAGATGAGGCAACACGCTGCATCGGTGTTCCGCCATCCCAGTTTTCCCGTTGCTTCCAAGAATGTACCGTGGCGGGCTTCAGTCCCAAATGCCGCCCGATGGCGGTAATTTTCCATCCCTGCCAGTAAAGAGACCGCGCAACAAGGCGCGGGTCGATATTTTGGGCAATTTCAATATTCTGACGTTTTTCCATGTCTTCAAAAAATAGCGGCAATACCCGATTTTCGGGCAAAAATGCCAATCCTACCCGCTCCGCATGACTTGAAAAACCCACCTAAAACCCCTGTCGCTTGCCGTCTTTTCCGTAAATGCCAAAATAAAACGGACAAACACCCGAGCGCATACGCATGAATAAATCCGCCAAAAATTCCACCGAAAAATTCAGCGACCGATGGTTCTGCATCGGCAAATCCGGTGCAACTGCCGACGGTCGAACGATCGAATCAGCTGACCTCATCGCCGCCGCAGAAGCTTACGACCCACAAACCTACGGCGCACGCATCAACCTTGAGCATTACCGCCCATATTCTCCCAAAAACGACTATTCAGGCCTGGGGGACGTCCTCGAGCTGAAAGCAGAGACTTCAGACGGTATTACCCGCCTTTACGCTCGTATCGACCCTACTGAAAAAATGTTGGGCTACATCAAAGAGCGTGAAAAAGTCTATACATCCATGGAAATCATGAAGCCATTCGCCGACACCGGCAAAGCTTATCTGGTCGGCCTTGCGATGACGGATAGCCCTGCATCTCTCGGTACGACCATGCTCAAGTTCCGTCAGCTCAATCCTGAAGATACCAACTACACCGCCGCCTACACCGAAATGGAAAGCCTGCCAATGACCCAACCTGCCAACCAGCCCCAACATGAGAAAAAAGGCTTTTTTGCCGCCCTCCACGACAAAATGTTCAATAAGAAATCAGATCCCGCCCCTGTCGAAACAGAAAAAAACGACTACACCCAAGCCTTTGCCGACCTGAACAAAGAATTGGAGCAGTCTGCCCAAATTACCCAAAAACTTGCCGATGACTACACTGCCCTGCGCAAAGAATTCGATGCCTTTAAGGCCGCTATTGAATCCGCTCCGATCAATCAGGCAGAGCCGCATACCGGCGCGAATACAACCCCTGCTTCCGAATTTTAAGAAAAGGTAAGCCATGCACCCGTATATCCAGCAATACATCAACGCCGTCGCCAAAGCCAACGGTACAACTGCCGAAGGCGTATCCCGCCATTTCAGTGTAACGCCCGCCGTTTCGCAAAAAATGCGCGAAGCCGTCCGCCTGGAGTCAACATTCCTGCAAAAAATCAACATCATCAGCAAAACCGAAATTGCCGGCTCAATCATTGGTTTATCAACAGGTCTGAATGCCTCGCGAACTGATACTAAAAACGGCGACGGTACTGTACGCCGTCAGCCCAAGCCATATCACAACCTGACCGACCGCCAATATTTGTGTAAAAAAGTAAATTTTGACACTCAAGTCAGCTACGACGATATGGACTCTTGGAGCAGTCAACCTGAATACGTCAAGTTGATCAATAACCAGCTCGTCAAATCCAAAGCTTTGAGCCTGATTGCCATCGGTTTCAACGGTACGTCTGCCGCCGCCACATCCGACTTTACGGCAAATCCTCTCTTGCAGGACGTACAAACCGGCTGGTTGCAGCATATGCGTACCAATGCCGCATCCAACGTCATGGGCAGCGCAACCAATGCTGTTGAAATCGGCGAAGGCAAATCCTATACCTCTCTCGACCACTTGGTTACGGACGTTACCGAAAGCTTGATTGACGAAGAGTTCCACGATATGCCGGGCATGACCGTTATCTGCCATCAATCTTTGCTGTCTGAAAAATACTTTGCTGTTATCAAAGAAGCAGGCAACAAGGCAAGTGAGCTGCGCCCAGCCGACATCATCATGTCTGAAAAACGCTTGGGCGGTCTGCCGGTCGTAACTGCACCGTACTTCCCCAAAAATACGATTTTGGTTACTCCGCTGAAAAACCTGTCCATCTACTTCCACAAAGGCGGCCATCGCCGCAAGCTGGCGGACGAACCTGAATTCGACCGCATCGCCGACTACCAGTCAGAAAATATCTGCTATGTCGTCGAAGAGTACGGCGCAGCAGCTTTGGTCGAAAACATCAAAATCGTGAAGTAGAAAAAAAGGCCGTCTGAAATTTCAGACGGCCTGATGAAAGGGATCCAATGACTCCAGCCCAGGCACACAAACAACAGGTTTTAGCAGAGAAGGCAGCAAAAAACGGCGAAAACATCCATGTCGCCGAACCCTACCGCCGACTGTTGGCAAGCCTTAACACCGATCGCGCCTTCCTACACCAAATTAAATCCGTATCCGACAAAATCCAAGCCAAAAAAGGAATGGTAGAAAAATATCTTCCATGGCTGGAAGACGTCTATCTCTCCGGTTCGGCCGCTGAAACCGATCCAGTCTTCACTACCGCCCTGCTTTGGTTGATTGACATTGGCGAGCTTGACCAAGCCGTGCCATACATCCTATTTGCCATCGAGCATGACATGAAAGTCAAAGATGACTACCGTCGTGATCTGCCCGACCTCTTAATTGAAGAGCTGGCTGAACAGTATGGATACGGTGCTGACTTGAGTAAAGCCAACCATACTGATCTGCTCACACTCATCAGCACCGTCAACCCAGACACGGGTATGCATACCTTAAATCTGACAGACATCATCCGCGCCAAGTTCTACAAAGCCTCTGGAGAACGTGCGGAAGAAGCCGAAGACCTCGAAAGTGCGGCGAGTTACTACGAAAACGCACTGAAGTATTCTGAAAAAATCGGTGTCAAATCCCGCCTTGCAGCCATCAAAAAACAGCTTAAAGGCTGACCTAGCTCCCCTCGCCGGGCGCAAGCCTGCGGCAAGTCCTCCAGAAATATCATGGACGGCCTTAGCATGCAAAGCCTCTGCGCCTCCTTTCCAAAGCCCGCCTAAATATCGGGCAGGCTTCTTCCGTAAGGAAATGAATCATGACTATTGTTTTCGCCGACACCCCAGATCAAGGGCGGCAAGCATTAGACCAATCCGAAGTTCGCAGTATTCCTTTTTTCCCAATCATCGACCTTGCCAACTTTCGCGAAGTAATGAGGATTGAAGCGAACATTTCAAGCAGCCGTGTTTACCATGCCGTCCTCGAAGCCGTCGCACACGTCAACGGCCAGCTTAAGAAATACCGCATTGCCGCCGTACAGGTTGGCAGAGGCACTCTTGCCGAAACAGGCGATTCAGACGACGTCATTAATGGCGAATCGGTTAAAGCCATCCATTACCGCCGCGCCGTCTATTGCTATGCCAAATCACTTCTGCTGGAAAAATACGCAGATACAGAACCATCGGGAAAAGCGGGCGAGCGTGCCGAAATGAAACAACATCAAGCCGAAGACTTCCGCCGTGAAGCACACTATGCCACCGCGGCAGTCATGGGCGAGCGCCGCTGCGATTCGGAATTAATTTGATGGAATACACGACCCGTGAAGGCGATACCGTCGCCAATATCGCTTGGAACCATTACGGGACGTCCGCAGGCTACACCGAACAAATCCTGACCGCCCCTGAAAATTACGGCTTATCGAAATATCCTGCCCTCCTACCTGCCGGTTTGACTATCCGACTGCCTCAAGCCAACCACGAAGAAGCACAACAAAAATCCACCCTGAATCTATGGGACTGAAAACGTCATGACCCAAGACAAAACTACCACTGCTGTCAACGCCGCCGTAATTATCATCGGCAGCTACCACGTCCACGCCTCCGTAGCCTTCGGTGCACTCATAGGCGCATCGCTGTTCGTATTAAGCCAAAAGGCAGAGCGACCGATTAATAAGGCATGGCTTTTTGCTGTGTCTTTCATCGGCGGCATTTTCGGTTACGACGGCGCAGAAGGCCTAATCAACTGGCTGCTGCCGGGTGAAACACTGACCATCAATAGCTTTACCGCCGCTGCCATTTTTTCTGCCGGACTGGTTTTAGGTTTACAGCGTGTCATGCGCCTGATTGAAAAAGGCCGTCTGAAAACCCTGGAAGAGGAAAAAGAATCATGAATACAGTCCAATCTGCTGCCGTCATTGCCCTGTCCCTGACCGCGGCCATTCGTATCATCCTTTTTGACACCCGCGGGAAAACACATAAGCCGTTAAGTGCGGCAATCGCCTATTTATCTATCGTATGGTTTTGCAGTCTCGCCCTGGCCGCTGCCTTTTCCATTAAATCACTGACTATATGGTTGCTTATCTTCGGACTGGCCCTGCACACGGGCGCAGTGCTATGGAGTGGCGGCAATATCAGCAAAATCCACCCGAAGAAAACACGCCCAAGCACAGAAAATCAAGGTTTTTTGAACCGCGCGTCAAAAAAAATACCGCAAGAAAATATTTAAACACACGAATAAAAAAGGAAGAAAGCATGACTGAATTGCCCTGGATGGCAGAAGCCCGCCGACACGTCGGATTGAAAGAAATCGTCGGCGCGAAACATAACCCGATTATCCAATCTTGGCTCAAAGAAATGGGAAACTTTCCCAATGCGGCAAAAGCATGGTATGCGGACGATGAGACACCATGGTGCGGCCTGTTTGTCGGTTACTGCCTCGGTAAAAGCGGCCGCGGCGTTATCAAAGATTGGTATCGCGCCAAGGCATGGGCGGAGGCTGGTCTGACTAAGCTGGCTAAACCCGCCTATGGCTGTATCGCCGTGAAATCCCGCAAAGGTGGTGGCCATGTGTTTTTCGTCGGTGGCAAAAACGCTAAAGGGCAAATTATGGGATGGGGCGGTAATCAGGGTAATGCAGTATCTGTTGTGCTGTTTAACGGTGCAGACATTGATGGTTACTACTGGCCGTCTAAATTGGTTGATGGTAAGCCGGTTAAATCGGAACCATCCGCAGAGCGTTATAACCTACCCATCGTTACCGGCACTGCGGCAGCAGGCGTAAGCGAAGCCTGAAACGGAGGAATCATATGAAAACAGCTATTGTTGTTGCCGTATCTTATATCCTGACCGTCGCCGTCCTCGGATATAGCTTGATGCACATGCGTAAAAGCAATAAGGCACTGACACAAACAGTCGCCGCGCAGGAAGACGCCATCAAATCAAAAGACGCAACAATCAAGATTTATAAAGCCCGCGCCCAAAGCTTGCAGGCGCAGGTAGACCAAATGATGAAGGTGCAGGCTGAAAAAAACAGCCAAGTCGAAGCAGCACTGACTAAGCATCATGAATGGTCGTCTGAAAAACTGCCCGAAGATGTAGCCCAAACCATCAATAAAAAATAACAGCGGGGCGCATGATCGCGCCCTTTTAAACATCAAACTATGAAAGAAAAAAATGAAACGTCTCTCCGTTCTCATTGCCGCCGTTGCCCTTACTGCTTGCGCCCATAATCCGCCGGTATCCGTACAGGCTGCCGAGTCATGCCCGCCGGTGCCGAAATGTGAAGCCTACCCGCCTGAAGAGATTGCAACCAATGCGGACATGGTTCGCGCATTGATTGCCTATCGCTCGGCTTTTGAGCAGTGCCGCCTCTATCGGGACGCTTTGTCAGCCTGCCTAAAAGGAGACGAAGAAGGGAAAACAACACCATGACTGACATTATCGACCAAGCCTGCGACTTAGAGCAAAAAATGCGCGAATACTGGTTATTACGCCACAAAGAACAAGAATCCTCCGCGCCATCCGCCCAAGAGTGTGAAGAGTGCGGCGACATCATCCCCGAAGCCCGCCGAGAAGCCGTGCCGGGGTGCCGTTTATGTATAGACTGCCAGCGCGAAGAAGAGCAACGGTGGAAATTCAAAAGATAAGAGGCCGTCTAAATAAAATGGAAAAGCCCAAAAGCCTGCGTCTTGCTATCCAGGAAACACTGCTGGAATTTAAAGCTGCACCTGACCGTCTTCGTATGACGGTTTTGTCTGGACAGATTATTCCGAAACGCAATACATTGAGTTACGAAGCGAGGTACACGCTTAATATTTTTGTTCAGGAGTTCCATCGAGATCCAGCGTATCTCTTTTTGATCGTGAATAAGTGGCTGCAAGAAAATCAGCCGGATATTTTGTGCCCGGGCACAGACGCATCATCAAGAGCCTTTGTTTTCGAGGCAGAGCCGATAGAGTCGGATGTCTGGGATGTAATGATCGAATTAAAATTGACAGAAACAGTCATTGCCGGTTTGGATGAAAACGGCTTAGTCTCCTACAAAACAAAATCCGAGCCGCCGCGCCCCGTTTTTTAAACAGATAAAGGACGCATAATGCGTCCTTTACTTCAAGTGCAGGAGGAAATATGGAAGAACTGGAAGCACTCGTTGCACAAATTGAACATTTAGCGCTAAAGATTCAGCCGTCTGCCCGTGCCAAACTTATGCGTAATATCGCGACGGAGCTACGCCGCCGCAACCGAAACCGCATTAAAGCCAATATCGAGCCTGACGGAAATCCGATGGCAAAACGTCAAGGCGACCGTTTTGCTTTCCGACGCCTACGGGATGGAGAGGAACTACACCGCCGCCCGTTTCGTTTTTTTGGAGAGAAATACGGAGATAGCTACACCGGCCGTATTGCATATAGTCGCACAGAAAACGGGAATGAATTAGTACGGTTCGAGGGCGAACGCAGGCTTTTGGGATTTCGGCGCGAATATTTGTACCTGAAAACGCCGACAATATCCCGTATGGTAATGTTCCGCCATATCGGTACCGCCCGCTGGCTGCGTCAAAAAGCAGATGAAAACCATGCAAAAATCGGATGGTTCGGCGGTAAAGCCGCGCAAATTGCAACAGAACACGAAGACGGTAGCACGGCAAAAAACCTGCCATCCCGCCTGCTATTGGGCTTACCGAAAGAAGACTTGGAGTACATTACAGACCAAATACTAAACGCCATAAAAATGGAGTAAAAAAGGCCGTCTGATTTATTTCGGACGGCTTTATTATTATATTTTACAAGTAGCGCATAAATCAGCATAAAAATGTCAAAT